AATTAGATGGTTCAGTTGCAATGTTTAATTCTTATGAAGAAGCTGAAGAAAAGTTTAAAGCTATGTGCGACAAAAATAGAGTAGCTTATTTTGAATTAGAAGTGGAGGTGAAAGATGTCTAATCATATATCAGAATTCATGCCATCAGTCCTTTCTCTGATCAGTAAGAGTGAAGTTCCATTTACTGAAGCTGACGATCTTGAGATCGGAATTGATTACTGTGGAAGAGTCTATGAAGTCTTATCTGACCATGAATTAGCACCACATATTAATCGAGATGGTTCGGTCAACTGGGATTCATTAGAAGCATGGGCAGCCGAGCATAGTGGAACAATAGTAGATTGTTATAAAGATGGAGAGGAAAACACAAGATATGAGTAATCAAAATCTAATTAAACACATTGAGAAATGTGAGAAAGATAATGTCTGTTGGATGTGTGGTGATATACTTTGGGATGCAGTATACCGAAAGACTGAGTATGGCATCAGAAGGGTTATGTGTGATTATTGTGAAGAAGAGGAGTTCGGACATTAATATGAAAGACATACTACCATCATTATTCACATATGATTCGGGTGACGAATTGGCATCGCCTAGTTGGGAACTCAATACATACACCGATATCCACATCGTAGACAATGGAGAGGAGTCTGGAGAGAAGCGATTTGAAGTTCGCCAGTATAAGCATTACGATCCCAGTGATGACCATCTATGGATACTACAATCTTTAGGGCATCATGAGACCCTCATCGATGCGATGCACGATGCTATGGTATACTTCGCCAAGGAGTTCCCATCCAAGGCATTGTAAGGCCCAAAATATCCATTTACTGGGGCTGATTAATTTCAGCCCTTTTTTTTGTGTTCGTATACAACTAGGCGCATTTCATATACAACTAGGCGATTTTTGAATTTGACAGAAGCAGCCAAAGACTGTAGCCCTCTCTGTATGGCACATTTCTATGATTGCAAAGATGCTAAATCTCCCATCTTAAACCCTGAGATTACCACACCATCCCAAGCTACAAAAGCCGGGAAGAAGATTTATCCTAGTGTAACAACTGTGATATCTTCCACGATAAGAGACCCATTCCTAGATGTTATTCACAAGCCTCGCAGCCTTGTTAAGTTTGCGAGGATGGAAGAGCATGATGACAAGGATTGGCGAGACCTAGAGAGACTATGCTATGGCGAAAGACTATGCCCGGAAACTGAGGAAATGATTCCTAGTTCTGAGTTTGGTACTAGAGTCCACAACTGTGCTGAGAAGCTACTCAATGCTTATCGGTATAGCGATGACTACGAAGAGGACGAACACTATGATCCATTCGCTCAACCATTCTTGGATTGGGTAAAGGAATGCGAACATAAAGTCATAGCTACTGAATACATGTTAGCTGATGGTAGATTGAAACTCTGTGGATCAGTTGATGCTATCCTCAAGGATCAGACTACATCTCAGTTATTCTTAGCTGACTACAAGTGTAGGAAATCAAAACAATTCTACGACAAAGATTTATGGCAACTAGCTATTGAATCAGAGATGCTTCGCAGAAGGGGTTTAGACTACCAGCCACAATGCATATCAGTTTGCATTGATGTTACTACTAAGAAACACCATCATAAAGTATGGGATCAAGACAAGGTAAAGGATGCTATTGAGATCATGAAACTCATTACCAAACTTTATTGGAAAGTTAGAATGAAATAATATGAATCATGTGGATACTACCAAAACAATTACACACCTTAGCCTCTGTACAGGCTATGAAGGAATCGGGAGAGGACTCAGAAGAGTTTTGCCAAATGTCAGAGAAGTCGCTTATGTGGAGATCGAAGCCTTCGCTATTGCGAACTTGGTTAACAAGATGGAAAAGGGGTGGCTTCATCCGACACCTATATACACGAACCTTAAAACCTTCCCATACCGGAAGTTTCGAGGACGAGTGGACATCCTCTCAGGAGGATTCCCATGCCAACCATTCTCTTCTGCTGGAAAACAAAAAGCTACTGAAGATGAAAGGCATCTGTTCCCATACATCGCAGAAGGAATCAGAGAGTGCCAACCTAGAATTATTCTCCTCGAAAATGTTGAAGGGATACTCAGTTGCAAGACAGGAGAAGGAGAACCAGTTCTCAAATATGTCGGAAGAACATTGGAAGAGTTGGGTTACACAGTTGAGATCGGAATATTCTCAGCGAAAGAAGTTGGCTTCCCACATGAGCGAAAGCGAGTCTTCATCGTTGGCATATCCAACTCCGAGATCGAGCGATGCCGAGGGTGGCAGAGTGGAGACGATTGTGACCAAGGATGGATTCAAGAGTCTTCGGAAGAAGAGCAATCAAATGTTCGGAGCAAAGCTAAGGGATGCGATAGAGACAATGCACGAGAGTCAAACTCAATGGAAGACACCGACAGTAACTCAAGTTCAACGAACCATGGAGGGAATGGAGAAGAGGCTGGAGGAGAGAGCCAAGACCAATCGAGGTTACAACGAAGGCTGCCTAGAGGAACAAGTGATAATGAGGAATTGGGCAACACCACGAGTGAATGGGGATCAGACTCGGCCCAACAGAAAGGGAGGGATTCCACTAGCACAGATGGCGAAGGAAGCACCGACAACATGGATGACACCACAAGCATCGGATGGGACGAAACCATCTGGCCCCAATGGTCAGAAGATGTTGAGCAATCAAGTGACCAATTGGAGAACTCCATGTGCGAGGGATCACAAGGATTCACCGAACGACAAAACCGGGAATGCGATGACCCTTGGCAGACAAGTAAATGGATGGCAACCGAAGTCCCAGCAAGACCAAACGAAGTCCAACACGAATGGGAAGCCCCAAGAGTCATTACCAAAGGGTTATCTGAATGCGAATTGGGTGGAACAACTGATGGGTTTACCCATAGGGTGGACAGACTACGACTGCTCGGCAATGGGGTGTGCGAATACACAGCCGCCAAAGCATTCACAATCCTAATAAATAAAATACTAAGTGAATAAATATTATGAGCATGTACACACAAGCAGAGAAAGATTTTCTCATTTCAGAACTCAAGGGTAGACGATATCATTGGCTAAGAAATGTAGAGATGTATAGAACTGATTTAGAAATCAATCCACATAACTTAGAATACACAGAAAAACATATCAGTAATTTAAAGAGTGGATTAAAGCATTGTGAAGATAAACTCAATGCAGTTGATAAACTCCTAACAAAATTAAAAAGTGAATAAATATGAAATTAAATATAAGCACTTCGACATGCCCCCAGAATATGTGGGCAAGACAACTAAATGGGCGAGGGACGAGAAGCAAGCGATTAGTTTCTTGTGTACTAGCAAGCCTAATAAAGATGGTTACTGCACTACCAAGAAAGGTGCTAGACTTAAATTATTATCTACAAAATGTATATACCCGCCAACAAAATAAAAGAGTTTAGGGAGAGACATAATCCGGGAATCTGCCCAATTCTCCTTAAAAAACTGACCAAGTCAGTAGTGGATCATGACCATAGAACTGGAGAGGTTCGAGGGGTTATTGATTTCAATGCTAACAACCTACTAGGAGTAATAGAAAGAAAGTTTTACTCATACTGTTCAGGGAAGGCAGAAGATTTGCCGAATGTGCTTAGGCGCATAGCAGATTTCCTTGAGCGCCCACCAACTGGATACTTACATCCTGTGGGTTTAAATCAACTAGTTGCTAAATTTAAGGGCAAAAACAAGGAACAACAAATAAAATTGCTTAATTCGTTTTACCTTGTTGACAATGATGCAATTAGTCTATGTACTAACCAATCAGATAGAGTTAAGCTCTACCGCACACTACTTAAAAAATTTTATGAAACAAAAGTTACTACACATACAGAGCGAGTTGAATGCTCCTAAAACTCAATTCAACAAGTTCGGTAACTACTATTACCGAAACCACGAGGATCAATGTAATGCATTGAAACCTCTTTTAAAACAATATAACTGCACACTTATTATCTCTGATGAGGTAAAAGAATTAGGTAGTATATTATTCTGTGAGGCTACTGCAGCCTTGTACTGTACTGACACCAACAAGTTAATTGGTGCAGCCAAAGCCCAAGCTGGTATTGATCCCAAAAAGAAAGGGATGGATATCTCAATGACATTTGGAGCTGCGGCTTCTTATGCTCGGAAGTATGCAATTAATGCACTTTTTCTGTGCGATGACTGCAAGGATGCTGATGCTACTCATGACTTCAAAGAGAAGAAACCAGTTACAAAACAATCACCACTAGAAACAGAGGAAGAAGAATGGATTTAGCACGAGCATGTGAACCATTGATCAAGCCCAAAGAGGCTTGTGAAATCCTTGGGATCGGAATGTCATCATTACGAAACCATGTTAAACGAGGGAACTTCCCTACATACAAGCTATCGCAGAGATGCTTTCGCTTTAGACGATCAGAGATCGAAGACTTCTTAAAAAACAATAATAAATAAATTGTTATATATAACTAAAAATCATAATATAATCATCATGTCTGAAAAAACATACGATAACACTAATGGAGGAGCATTGTTCCCCAACGACAAGAAAGAAAAAGAAACCCACCCTGACTTCAGAGGTAACATTGATATCGAGGGTAAGGAATACTGGATCAAAGGATGGAAGAAAACATCTAAATCCGGAATGAAGTTTCTTTCTTTAGCAGTAACTGCAAAGGATGCACCGAAATCTGATAACAGAACCGAAGAAGACCCATTCTAATGCAACCTTGTCCTACAAATGTAACGAACCCAGATGACTATGCTTATTACGATAAGGAATGGTACGATGAGTTCAGAGAGTCGGTAGTCAAAAGACTTCTTGAGGTAACAGCTAAGAAGAATAATGACTACACGACCGGGACTACCAACACGAATCCATTTGCCAATTTTGACAGATCGGAAGACTTTGGTGTGCAACCCCTTGTTGGTCTGTGCATTAGGATGCAAGACAAGTTCCAACGAGCAATGACATTTGCGAAGGATGGTAAACTTGAGGTAACAGAGGGCAATGACCAAGTTGAAGATATTTTCTTTGACATCATGGGTTACTGCCTTCTTGCTCAAGGAATGCTTGAAAGAGATAAGCAAGTCCGAAAGCATACATTTTAACCATTATCTCTTAACACCCTTGCTAGGCTCGACATGAGCGAGCCTAGCTTTTTTATACACTAATGACAAAAAATACTATGGAACAATTCAAAGAAGCACTAGAGGTGGCAGTTAACACACAAAAAGAATTAACTCTTAGAAGCCAACCCGAAGGAAACCGAATCCTTATCAAATCACTCGGACAAATATTAACCACACTACAAACTAAACTAGAAATCATTGATGCAGATACCACACAGTAGAGATGCTGAGGAGTCCCTATTATCTTGTTGTATTAAAGGAGGGGAAGACTTGGTATTCGAGAGAGTTCAAAGCTCGCTGAGTACAGAGGATTTTTACTTCGAGGAACATCAACAGATATGGGACACACTCAATGAACTGTCGGAATCTAATACACCAATTGATATAGTTACAGTTACTGAGTTAGCCAAAGGAAAGAATGATGAGCTGGTACACACAGTCATCAATCTTGATTGCTTAAACAGAAGCACTTTGGTACTGCCAGAATATGTAAAGATAGTCTTAGATCAATCCAAGTTAAGAACACTTAGGCGAGAGTATACATTGGCCCTCGATAAGATCAGCGCCAACACATCACCCGATGAGATTGTTGATGCAGTTAACGAAGAGATTGATAAGCTAAAGCCCCAAGAGAAAGACACTACCCACATCAAACATTCTCTAGATATAATTAGAGATGAGTATGATAGGATGGCTAGTGGAGAGTACAAACATGAGTATGTTTTGACTCACTTGAAGCACTTAGATGATAAGATTAAGCTAGAACTAGGATGTGTATTTACGATTGCCGCCCCAACAAGTGTGGGTAAATCTGCACTTTCACTTAATATCGCACTTCGTGCAGCCTCAAAGGACAAGTTTCCTACTCTCATATTTAGCCTAGAAATGCCTCAGAAACAGATTACGAAGCGAATGATAGGTACACTATCCAACTTGGATTTAAAACGAACTGAGGAGCTTGTGGAGACCCCTGAGAACAGAGCTAAGATAGACGAAGCAATGGATAAACTTAATAACATTCCTCTGCACACAATACATTCAGTCAAAAGTATTAATTCTTTGGCTTCAGATGTTCGCAGATACAAAAAAGAAAAGGGCATAAAGCTAGTGGTCATAGACTACTTGCAGTTAATTCCCTTTAATTCCAATAAAATGGGAAAGGCTGATGGGATCGCACAGATATCTCAGAAGGTTAAGCAGATAGCATTGGAGAATGATATAGCAATCATTCTTCTATCTCAGCTGAATCGTGAGGGAGCTAGATCGGATCGCCCAGACCTATACCATCTAAAGGATAGTGGTTCAATTGAGAACGATGCTGACATCGTACTTATCATGAACTGTAAAGACAATGACCCGGAGTCTGCTAAAACTTCTGACTCACATGGGCCATACATGCACATTAACTACTTGATAGCCAAGAATCGTGAGGGCGAGCGAGGCTTGAGAGATAACTTCAAATTCTACTTTAAGGAGGGTAGATTCTTCTAATATGAAAGATATTACAAACACAGGCTCATACGAGCAAAGACAAAAGATAAGTAAGGATGAAATGTCCGAAACCTTATTCGAGAACTATTGTGAAACTCAAGGTATTAAAATACACCATACTGGTTTTGATTCAGTTATGAATCCAGTTAAAGAGTTTTGGAAAGTTCACCCAACCATTCGAGCATTGCCAGATTATCTTGTGGAAACAGATAATGGGTTATCTTGGTGTCAAGTCAAAGGCAGCAACAAACTGAAGCTACATGACTTTGTTGAGTACAGTACATTCGCAAATCTGTTCTCACATCAATGTGACTTCTATGTTGTCTTTGTGTTCAAGGATGGTAAGCCTATATTCAGAACCATGAAAGATATCGCCAACTCTATTGTAGGACAAGAGATCAAACAATGGCACGATGGTGTTAAATATATTACAGTACCTTTATGACAAACGAAACACTCAGAAGTAATACAGTCGAAAGACTGAACACACGAATCGATATGATTCGAGAAGAGTCACGAACTCTCTCCCACCGGATCGCTATACTTGAAGAGCGAAGAAAAGAACTACAAGAACAGAAAAGACACTTTAAGAATTTACTCCTTGAAATAGAGGGTAAGGTTGATACATAGTGTATAATCATACTGAGGGGAGTGGTAGCAGTAATGCCCACAAGGTTTTATCATATGAACCTAGTTAATCCCTCTGTGTGTGGTAGTCCCATCTAGTTTATCTAGGTGGGGCTTTCTTTTATATACCAATCATATCTCTAGTGATACCAACTGGTCTTGGACTAGCCACATCAAATAGTTTGAGTACACCTTCAGTATCACCTGTCTCTCTTCTTCTCATCTGTCTTTTCATTTTTTCTTTTTCGGTATCAGTTCTGTAGTACCATAGATCAGAGAAAGGTGTAGTTCTCCAAATGCCAGATTCCATACTTGTCTTAGTACCTTGCATGATCTGAGACATTTGATTAGATGTATCTACCACTCTAGCCAATGGTACTGGTGTTACGAAATCCATTGCCGCTTGTCCGATACCTTCGTTGCGAACTGAGTAGAACATAAATTTATTAATACCAAAGACTCGAACCATACTATTAAATACATAGTCAGACATGTATCCCATTCTTCCTACTAGTAAGTCTTTGATTAAATCAACCGGGACACCAAGCATTACGAAGAATGTCATTAGTTTGATTAGCTCTTTCATACCTCTGAGTCTTTGCTCTTTGGTAGACTCTGTACTAAACACATCGTCCAACATTCTTGTTCGAGCAGCATCCAACTGAGTTACCATGAATGATTTCATAGTATACACACCTCTGAAGTTGGCATTCTCTGTTGGTAAAATTGGTTGGCGCAGAGCATTTAGTGGCTGAGTTTCTGCCAATACTGTAACTAACATACCTTTGATTAGATCATGCTGAGTTTCATTTCGCTTACCTTCTTCAGTCCTTAGTGCTTGTATAAATTCTGGCAACCTACTTGGCATTACTTGTGACTCAGGCATATACTTTATAAGCTGAGTTGCTGTGCGCCTAACTTCTGCTTGTACTCTCTTGGGTGCTTTCTCTAATTTATTTAGATTCAATGTACCATCTAAGTTGTAGTATTGAGATACTCTAGTTAGTCTCTTGTACACAGCATTCATGGTAGTTGTTTTCATCAACTGATCCATAGCTCTGAAGCCAGATACTGTTAATCCAAAGTTAATTATATCACCGAAGAAATCATTACCACTTTGGTAAGCATCAATAATCTTATTCTTATCAAGTAAGTCCTTAGCATCAGCATAAGACTTTCCGGTTATTGCCTCTAGTCCAGCTAGTGTTGTGGTAAGTAATCCATTATCATATGCAGAGAATGGCATATCATATAACTGAGATAGTGTTGATGTAAACTCAACCAACAATGAACCATAACTAAACTGTCTTAACCAAGAAAGTATTGGTAGCTCTCTAACATTTGATGCCATAAATCCTCTGAATAAATCAGGGAAGGTTTGATACAATAGTTCTTGGTCTACCTCTGGATCATTAGCCAACTCAGTTAATACTTTACCAAGTGAGCTTCGTCTATCTTGTGACATATCAATTCTTACCACACCATCTATAGAGGATGTGATTGGTTTGATACGACCAGCAAACTTAGTTGCTTCAATCCATGTAAGCATTGAATTAAAGTATTGGCTCAATGCTTCTTGAGGTTGTTTGTAAAATTGTATATCTGACTCGCTAATTAATTCTATCATACGAGTCTTAGTAAACTTAGGCTTACCACTCTTTAGGTCATAGCCTTTACGATGAATCAAATCTTCTAGTAGCTCTGTCTCTTCTTTAGATCCCGGCTCAATCGGAGGCAATGGCTTACCCGGCATCTCGATTACTCTGACCTCGCCACCTAATGCCTCGGCATTTGCATTAGCTTCTTGGACTTGTCTGATGTCGTATCTATTACCAGCAGTCTCAACTCCATTGACCATGACATATACTTGATTGTACTTAGTCATGTTCTTAGCTCTGATCCGATTTACTTTGGCTACTTCATCCTTAAATGTTTTGATGGTTACACCATACTTTTCTCTCAATGCTTTGACACCTTGTTTAGTCAATGCTCTTGGGAAGTATTGCTCAAGATCACCAATCTCCATACCCAAGTTGACTGCTTCAGTTCGGATCATTCGGAGCAGAGTAACAATACTCTGATACTCATTATACATATTATATTTTTTGAGAAGACGATCTCTGTCTCTGTATAACTTATCAGCTTGTTCCTCTGTTATTCTACTATTCTCTTTGAACTTACTAAATGTAATTAAGATAGAAAGCATATCTCTGTCTTTCTGATTCTTAATTGCTTTGAACTTCTTGGCAAAGTTCTGCGCTCTAGTATGAGCATCTAAAATTCTACCTTCCTTAGAATCAAGGAAGTCTCTAAACACCTTAGCTAATCTTGGGTCAATACGATTAAGTAATGTACCTACTGGAACAATAACTCTCTGTCCTAACTTCAAGCCCTTGTCCTTACCAGTAACAATTAAATTCTTACCATCATTAACAATGACATTATCTTCTTCGGGTTCTGTGTTGGTAAATGATTCGGGTGTTATTTGTTTGTCACCATTCTCATCAACCATAGCCCTAGCTTCCATTACTATTTGCTGTTGTACTGGTCTAGCATTCGGATCGACTGTTCTTAGAAGATCAACTGTTTGGTTTACTATTGCTGCCAACTCTGGATCAAAGGTCTTTGTCTTAGCATATAAGTCAGCGAAGAACTTTTGGATTTGTTTGAATAAATACTTTAATTGGTTCTCTGCATTTCTAAGTGTAGCTTCTTCTGTAATAATACCATACACATTCTTTTGTATTACTGCTCTAAAGAACTCAGCACCCCTGTTGTACTCATCCATAGTTCTTCCATCAGCATATACTTGTTGTATTGAATCAATGTCAGCACTACTTAAATCTGAAGATAAGTTTTCAAAGAATCCTTTAGTTACTTCTATATCTGTCTTACCTTTTCTTGTTTTGTTTTTAAGAACTATCAACACACCTGCGGCATGAACAATCTCTTCTCTAACAACTTGAGATAAGGATTTTTCAGTATCCATACCATACATACCTAATGCTCTTGGATTAAGAGCAATGACATGTTCAGGGAATCTGTACTGAGCAGGCCCCTTATGTTTTCTGTTGATAATGAATTTTAATTTCTTACCTTTGTAAGATAACATTGGGTTATCTACAATTGAACCAAATTTTTCGAGGACATACTTCTTGATTTCATTAGCTTCTATTCTTTCCTCTACAGTATTGAACTCTTGTTGCTCTGATGCACTAAGGATCAATCCCTTCGGGTCTATACCATAAGTTCTTCTCTCTCCCTCAAATGCTTTGATTGCCGCGGCTCTTACTTGTTTTGGTGTTTGTTTTGCATCAGATGCTTCACCATACTTTCTGCCTTTTTGTGCTGCTCTCTCTAAATGTTGTACCTCTGTAAATAAATCAAAAGGCTGATCAAAGTAACCAAGACCCTTACCTTTTATAAGTAAAGGATATGATGAATGAGCAGGAACTTTCAATTGATCAGCTGAGTATACACCTAAATCATTTTGATCTATCTGTATCGCTGATACTACTGTACCTGTTGGCATTCCAGTAAACTCAGGATCAGATGAATTAACAACCATCTTATTGATATCAGGCATACCTTGCTTGATAACATTATCCTTCATCAGTTTAGTCATCAATGCTCTTCGAGTATTGAATGAACCATTAGCTAATAACCTAGCTAAATCCTTTACTGATCTCATTGGTGTTTCATATTCAATACCAGTAACTAATTTAGTATTAGCATCTTGCTCTCTCTTTTCATTGAGAATCTTGAGTGCTTTTTCTAAAGTTATTCTACCTTCTTTGATAGCTAGGTTCAACTCAGCTTCATAGTATAATGCAAATGTTTCATTACCTATGTGGTTGTCCTCACTCATTAAGTATTGTAAACCAATACCACTTGTACTGTCAGAAGCTCTGTTACCTATTGCAGTATGTGCGCCCTTACCACTAAATGCCCAAGCTACACCTTTTTTCTGCATATCTGGAATATGTGAGAAGCCAGCTCCACCCATCATTGGTATTCTGATAGGACTATTAGGGGTATATCCTCGGTAAGTACCAACACCCATGCGATCCATAGCCATAACAAAAACTCTTTCACCAGCTAAGTCTGACATCTTAATAGATGGTATGTTCTTATTGATGATCTTTCTTTGTACCTTAGGGCCTTGCATTGGTTGGTTACCAACTTCAAATATTAAATTAGTTGGTGTACCATTAGGCACTTCCTTGTCTATGGTATCTGCTGTAGGTTGATCTTGAAATAAATTCTGTGACTCCAACAATGGAACAATAACATTCTCTGTTACCTTACCTTGCACTCCATTGCCGAGCATGACTCTAGCCAATCCCCTCGGAAGATTGTTAATGTCCATCTTACCGATTGAGAAACCATCCGGGATGTTCATTATACGAGCCATCATTAGAGGTGTTACCTCTTTCATACTGCCATCAGGCATAAGTATACGAGCAATCGCTCGGCTAACTATACTACCATCTTTTAATCTAGCTAAGTTAGATGTAAGAGTTGGGGCTGGGCTACCAGCATTTCTGTTAGAACCCTTGTTAGTACCCATAGTAATAATAGGTAAGTCATCCTTGAGTCTACCAGTTCTGATACCCTCCTTGATGTTAGCCATCTCTTTTTCACC